TTCCACCGGAGCTCTCGTCAATGTGAATGGGAAACTGTACAGAGTGACGGCCAACATCGCTCACGGCGGAAGGATCATTCCGGGGAAGAACGCTGTTGAAACGACACTTTCAGACGCGATCAGCGCTCTGAAGTAAGGAGGAGATATGTATAACTTTTTTGTTGTAAGGATCACAAACAGGACCGACGGCACAGCCGGCAAAACAGTGAAGGAATATGAAACCGAAGCTGAAGCCCTCAAGGAATTCTTCCGTCAGGCAGGCCAGGCGGTCGACACGACCCATCTGACGGACAGCGTCACCCTACTGACCAAGGAGGGATTCGAGCTGAGGCACGAAGTCTTCATCCACGAAGCGTCTGAAGGTACGAGCGAATGATGACCATAAAAGAAGTGATTGAACATCTCCAAACGTACCCTGGGGATGCCGAAGCGGTATACGCAGAAGTGACGGCATGGAGCCGATCGAGGTTTACAACCACGTCGTCATGCCGTGACATTTGCACCGGCGCAAAAATTGAAACCTTCGGGTTTGGAAGCTGCGGACATCTCATTTGATGCCGCAGCTGATTTTTGGATTATTAACTAAGGCGCCCTTCGGGGCGCTCTTTTCATATCAGAAGGAAAAAGGTCATGAGCTATATAACTTGGATCCCGATCGGGCTTAGCGTCGTGTCGGTTATCATCGCAGCATTAACATATTCGAGGAACGGCAAAAAAGACGACAAGGAGACGATCCAGAAGGAAGAGTCAAAGTTCGACGGGATTAAAGAGGGCCTTCTGAAGGCAAACATGAAGTTGGACACAGTGTGTGCCACAACAAATGAGACGCGATCAGATATTAAATCGATGAACAAAGATCTGATCAACATAGACAGAAGAGTGACGGGGCTCGAAACAAACATGAAACAGGTGTTTAAAGAGCTTGATGAACTGAAAGAAGGGAGGACTAAGAATGGATAAGCAGTACTGGATCAGATGGGCAAAGGCAGCAGGCGTGAGAGCTCTTAAGACTGTGGCACAGACTGCAGTTGCGCTGATCGGCACCAATGCTATCGGAATCACCGAGGTTAATTGGGTGGGCGTTGCTTCCGGAGCCGCTCTGGCCGGAGTCGTTTCCCTCCTGACATCCCTTGCAGGGATTCCGGAAGTAGATATGGAGCAGTGATATATGAGGCCCCGAGGGGCCTCTCTTTTTGTATGGAGGTAGATTTATATGGCAATCGATGCATTTTTCCCCAAAATCACGCTTCCGAAAGGCAAGACAGATATCCGCAAAGGCGAAGGCTTAGGCATTAAGTACACCAGCGAAAACGGCAAAGTCATAGTGATGGTGGTAGACGCATTTGAAGGCGGCGAGCCTACACGCGGGTTGACCGACTGGCTCAAATCCATAGATGTTAAGCAGATCGACCTTGCAGTGGCGACGCACGCTCACGGAGATCACATTGGCGGATTCTATGACATAGCCGAGGCTGGCATTAAGATCAAAGACTTCCGATGCTATCACATCGATTCGATCCGGGAAGGCAATGCTGCGTCCAGGGAAGATTCGGACAATCTTCTCGAGCTGATCCGCTGGCTGCAGGCAAGAGGAACGCGCGTGCTATTCGTGGATCACGGCGATGTCCTTGAGTTCGGAGATATTACATGGCACATATACCGCAAACAGCCCAAAGGCCCGGCGGCAAAAGATGACCCTAACGCATGGTCCTATGTCAATGATGGCTCACTTGTGCTTTGCTCTCCGGAGCTCAGTGGAATCATTTTTGGAGATGGCCCGGCGGCGCAAAAGGAAGCAATTGCTTATTTCAAAAAGAAATTCGGCAGAACCAAATTCCTTATATGGGTTACGGTCTCTCACCATGGCGGGCACTTTAGCATGTCCAATGCGCAGTCGGCCAGGAACGCAGGGTGCGAATTTGCTTATGAATCATGTGTAGAGCGCCGAGGCCCCGGAAAAGAAGAGTGGACGGAGTTCGGAGCCAGGCGCCTTATACAGAATGGTGTGACCGTATGGATGCAGGACGAGAATATCTACATTCATGCAGCCGCCGGCAAGATCACTTTTAAGCAGGGCAGTAAGACACTTACGTTTGCTATTCCGTATCAGGGAAAGTCAAAAGTGACCGGGAAGTGGGAATACGGCACTAAGGGCTGGTGGTACAAATATTCAAATGGTGGATACGCGACAGGATGGAAGCAGATTGTTTACAAGGGAGAGCCGTGCTGGTTCCTCTTTGATGATGACGGCTGGATGCTTACCGGTTGGCGGAAGGATGACGGCAAGTGGTACTTCCTTGATTATAAGACCGGCATCATGAAGACCGGCTGGCATAAGCTGCCTCACGGCCCCAATAACGTAGAAGACTGGTACCTGCTCAACAAGAGCGGAGAAATGCTGTCGGGATGGCAGTGGTCCACCAAGGATGGGAAGACCGGCTGGTATTACCTCGATCCTGATAATGGCATGCGGACGGGGTGGATTTATGACGATGGATCATGGTTCTATCTTGGCGCAGACGGCAAGATGGTCACTGGATGGGTTACTTACAAAGGCAGGAAATGTTACCTTGAACCCAAGAGCGACAAGAACCACGTGCAGGGAACGTGCTACGTCAACCGCCCGGCGGTCATTGATGGGAAGTCCTATAAATTTGATAAGGACGGTTATGCGGAGGAGATCGCTGTCGGTGGTAGCGGCAAGGCGGAGCTCAACGGCTGCGACGTAGCAAGTTATCAAGCCGGCATCGACTTTGCCAAAATGACAACCACAGACTTTGCGATCATCAAAGGTACCCAGGGAACGTGGTACGTCAATCCATATGCTGATATCCAGTATAGCGGAGCTAAGGCAGCAGGAAAGCTCCTGGGCATGTATCACTACGCAGAGGGCAAGGATCCGATCGCAGAGGCTCAGTACTTCCTGCGGAAGGTCGGCTCCCGCGTCGGCGAGTGCATCCTTGCTCTTGACTGGGAGGGCCACGACAACAGCAAGTTCAATTCCGACGAAGAAGTGGCTTGGGTCCTGAAATTTGCAATGGAAGTCTACAGGCTTACAAAGGTGCATATCTTCCTTTATATGTCCAAGTCTGTGACGCGCCGGCGCAACTGGTCGGAAGTGGCCAAGGATGTGCGGCTCTGGTGCGCCCAGTATGCGAATCAGGAGCATACAGATTATAAAACCAATCCTTGGACCGATAACGGCGGCTTCGGCGCATGGAAGTATGACACGATCCGCCAGTATTCCTCCAAGGGTAGGGTCGCGGGATACGGCAAAGATCTCGATATTAACAGGGCCTATATGAGCAAGGCCGAGTGGATGGCAGCGGCAGCGGGCAAGAACACAGTTGTTGCAGAGAAACCGAAGACACAGTGGTCAGCATACGTGTCGATGACTACAAACCCTGTTAAGATCTCCAATTCTGGATCTGACGAGAATGGCAAATACAAGGGAGGCAAGGCCGGCGATCAGACCGGAAAAGAGTGGAGGATACGTGATTGGTACAATTATCCATGGAATTGCGTCCTCAGGCATCCGCTTGCCGAAGTCAGGGCTTGTTTAGCCACAATGGCAGTTAAGGCTGCCGAGAATAATAATATCGGTTATGATCAGCTGCAGAGAGACGATTATGGCATCGAACTTGCCAAGAATGAATACGATCCGAGCAAGATCACAAAGCCGGTTGAGTCCGATTGCTCTAAAGGTGTAATCGACAATACAAAAGGCACAGGCCACACCCTGGGGATCCCGGAACTGCAGAATATCAAAGCAACGTACACAGGTAATATGCGTGCGGCCTACAAAGCCGCAGGCTTCTATGTGCTTACGGATAAGAAATACCTGACAAGCAGTGATTATCTGCTTGCAGGAGACATCCTGCTTAATGATGCGCATCATACCTGCACAGTCATCACGAACGGAGCCAAAGCGAGCGGGACAGTCACCCTTCCGCTTGTAAAGAGAGGAAGCACAGGAGCTGCCGTCGAAGAACTTCAGGAGAAACTCAATGCAGCCAGTTATCGAAACAAGAAAGCTCTTGAAGTAGATGGAGAATTCGGACCGCTGACGCAGTCTCAGGTAATCCGCTTCCAGATGGACAGAGGGCTGGATCCCGACGGTGAAGTTGGTCCGATCACGTGGGCTGCGCTGCTTAAATAGGGAGAAGAACGTTTTCTGCTAGCATACGTTTTTCACTATAAGCCTCAGGGGGAAACCTCTGGGGCTCTTTTTATTTGCGCCGGCGCAACTGTTTTATATAGGAAGAAACGTGAACCAAATCGTGAACGAAATTGGTTCACAAACACGGAAAATCTTCTATAATCGTGGAAATCTCTACACATACAGATAAAAGAAAATCCCTTAAATACGGGCTTTCCCGTATCTAAGGGATTTTTCTCTTCGTAGCGAGAGGGGGACTTGAACCCGCACGACTAAGTACATTTTAGCCCATAAATAAAGGATCTCAGAACTGGCGTGAACCAATTCGTGAACCAACTATGCCGTGAAGCGTTTCAGATCCTTCAAAATCTTCTCGTCGACGGTCTTCTGGTGGTCCTGCAAGGTGTGCGCATACACATTCCGGAGGACTGCATAATCAGAGTGGCCGGTGCGCTGCGCGATATACAGGTCCTCTACGCCCATGGCCTTGAGGTAGGAAACGCAGAAGTGGCGGAGGTCATGGAAGCGGTAGTGAGGGATATCGTTCTTCTTCAGGAGCCAATTGAATTTGTTATAGATCTGCTTAGGCGTCCAATTTGTCACGTATCCCTGCGTTCTTATCGCGGTGATCAATTCCTCCGGCATGATGATATAGCGGTCTGAGGTGGGCGTCTTCGGCGGCTTAATGTGCCATTCTTTGTCGGGACCCATCACCATGTCATGGCAGACATGGACCACATTGTTATCGAAGTCGATGTCCTTCATCTCCAGGGCGGCGACCTCACCGCGCCGGAGAGGGCCCGTGGCGGCGAGCATGATGCAGATCCACAGCTCAGTGTTATCCTTGGCAGCGGCAAGCGTCCGCTTCACGGTAAATATGTCCGGGATGTTCAGCTCCGGCCGGATCTTCTGAGGATGATTGACGATCGGCATCCTGGTCTGTTTGGACTGGAACACGGTCGAAATGAATCCTGTATAGTTCTTCACGGTCTTGGGATTCAGGCCGGAGCGGGTAAGCGCGAGGATAAGCGCCTGGATGTCGTCAGAGCCGATCCCGTATATCCTGGAATTCCAAAACCAAGGATATTTGGCCGATAATTGGCGGGAGATGTTCATGTAGCCCCTGATCGTGGAGGGGCTGAGCGCGGATTTGCGCAAGATGAAAAAATCATCAGCGGCATCACCGAAGGTGCAGGAAGTATCATCAACCTTCCTGTGTTCGTCTACCCATGCTGCAGCATCAGAGAGGACCTTACGCTTGTCGGGTCCGGAGAAAGATTTCCTCACAGGCCGGCCGCTGCTGTCCTTGCCGGCGTAAGCGAGTACACGCCACATTCCGGATGGCAATTTGGTTGCTTTCATAATAAAACTCCTTTCAGGGTGTAGAAAACTAAGCCCTGATAGGAGTATACTGGAGTTGCGAGCGGCAGCGGCTCCAATCAGGGCTGTTGCTATATGATCATCCCATTGTGCAGATGCACGGTGGGGTGATTTTTTATTGCTTATTATTCTTTATATGCCTCACGGAATACACGATTCCAAAGACTCCGAAAACTATAGCCGCAATCCCAGCAACAGGAACAGCGATGGTAAGCAGCAGGCCGAGAGCTGCAAGACAGGAGCATATCACGATCAGAAAGATAAACACTCCATTCCCGGATGCAGATTTACCTTCTGCAGACAAATCGGCCGAGGACGCTGACTGGCTGATGATGTCGCCTACACCAATGGTAGTGCGATGATAAATCGCGTTTTTGACAGAACGCTCAGGATCCTTAATGAATCCCATACCCTTCTTTCCGTACAGAGGATTTACAGATTTTTTAATAGATCTCTTAACCTTTCCTGTTGTGCGAGCTTTTATACTCTTCTTTACGCTTGGCTTTCTTACGCCCATTTTCATTTCACTTATCACCTCCGTGCTTTGTTAATTCGTCCATATAGCCAGCAGTAATGATGCCGGAAGGAAGCGCTACAACTGCGATGCCGAACACAGAAGAGAGCATCGCTACAAATTTACCTGTCGCTGTGACAGGGTATATATCACCATATCCAACAGTGGTGAGCGATACGGTCGCCCAGTAGATAGCCTCAAAGAAATTGCCAAATGTATCCGGCTCGATGTTGAACACGATCAGGGCGGATATCAGCACATATAACACAGCGAGCGTGCCGACTGCGGCAAGTGCCTCTTTCGAATTCTTGATCACATTTGCGATGATGTCCATCGACCTGGAATACCTGGCTGCCTTGAACACCCGGAACACTCTCATAGTACGGAACACACGCATCACTTTCAACATTCTGAAAACCCTGAACACCTTGAAGGCACTGCTCATAAGAGTAATGCTCGGAAGGATAGAGACAAGGTCTACAATGGCCATGAATGTAAAGGGATATCTAATGAATGGTACGAGCCCGTTTCTGCCAAATTTGTAATCCGCTGTGCTCCAGCGCAGCAAATAATCAACAATGAAGATAGAAACGGAAACCTTATCAATCGCTGAGAAAACGGACGTCTGATCCTTAAAAGCAAGCGGAACAAGACTGACGATCACAGTTACAAGGATGATAGAGTCGTAGATGGAGCTGAGCGTATCCCCATCCTTGGAAGCTTCTATAATCTCAAATATTCTTTTTCTCATTTTATTTATGTCTTCCTAATGTGCATCATTTTCGATTTCTTGCACCACTGCTTTCTCGAAATCATTTTTATCAATATGACGCATGGCGTGATGGTAAGCCCTCACGCGGCCGGCATAAGTCAGTCTTGCATTCAGGTAAACTGTGTACCCGTCTAAGCACGGAGTGATCATCTCGTCGACACGGTCGGGCAGGTCGATGATATAAACATAAACATTGTCAGCCATCTTGATTAGTCTGTTTAAGCCTCCTTAGCAAGTCGGCCGCCATCTGCAGATCTTCGGGTCTGCTGTCTCTGGCAGCATCAAATAAAATGCGCATCCCAGGAGTCTCATAGATCTCCTGTGCGATGTCAGCTGTTTCGCTATTAATATAGTATCCGGGTTGTTCATTTGTTTGCACACCGGTCAGCTGGTCGGTTGTGACTCCAAGAAATTCAGCTATCTTTTGAAGCTTGTCATATTTGAGGCTATATCTGCCTTTCTTCCAATCTGACAACACGCTGGATGATATCCCAGTGCCTTTGCTGACGTCAGAATCCCTTAGTCCTTTAGAATCCCTAATTTTTGCATAATTCTCGTACATTGCGGCTCCTTTTCTGAAAATTCGGTAAACCGAAATTTCTTGTTGACGTATTCGGTAAGCCGTAATATACTAAGCCTAGAAGTTCGGTGAACCGAAATTCTAAGAAATACGGGAAACCGATATGAGAAAGTGTGGTAACTGTATTATATCGGCTTTCCGTAATAATTACAACCTAGTAATTCACAAATCCGTAAAAAAACAGGAAAGGAGAAAGGAATTGGTAGCGAAATACGAAACCTATGCAAGGATTCGCGATGAACGAGGATATTCGGACTACCGAGTATCTAAAGAGACGGGCATCGGAGCGGCGACAATTTCCGACTGGAAAAACGGAATCTCAAAGCCGAAAATCGACAAATTGTTCGCCATTGCAAAGCTCTTTAATGTGCCGGTCGAAGACCTGTGCGAGGAGGCATGACAAATGAGACGCAAAAAGGACACGCGCGGTGACTTGATCGTCGGCCGCGCGAGGATAAGCGGATTCAATGTCGAGCGGATGAGTGCCAGATCGGGGATAAAGCTGAGCACGATGTACAAGCGGATCCAGCTCCCCGGGACCATGACGCTCAACGAACTGCAGAACATCGACAAGACGATCGGCCTCACCGATGAAGAGATCATCACTCTGGTTAGAAACAAATGAGCGCCTGCGAGAAGTGTATGCACCTGGCCGAGTGCTTCGAGCAGAGGGGCCGATGTAAAGATTTTGAAACATTGAAACAATACAGAAAGAGAGTCAGAAAAGAAATTGAACAGCTCAACAATGAGAATAAAAAGGGAGCTTCCGAAGACGGACCAGAGGCTGGTGACAAAGACAGTACACGACAACAGGTTCCTGGGAGAGGGAATAAACACTTACATTCATAAGCCGAGCCCATCACCGATGGATGACTTCGGCCAGAGCGAGAACACGAAGGAAAACGCCAGCCGCCATAAGAAGCAGGAGATGGAGCGGAGGCATAAGATCATGAAGACACTGCTGGAAGCAGGAGCAACAGACGCGGAGATCGCTGCGGCGACAGGATACAGCAATGGCACGGTGCGGAAGATCCTGACGCAGTGGAGACGGGCAGGTGTGGAGTTGCCGGACAGAAGGAGAGGGCGAAAGAAAAATGAGAAAGAAGGTAAAAAGGAAAGTAATTGAAGTACTATTCGTGCTCAGCTTCATCCTTACGGGATGCGGGATCGACAGCATCTTCGTGTCAAAAAGAGATGCGATAACGTGGACCATAGCTGCGGCCGTGCTGATCCTGTGTGCGATGTCGATTGGAGGGTACCATGACGAAAAATGAGAGGATCATGGTTCTGAAGAAATTCCATATTTGCCTGAGAGTCGCAGAGCACAAGAAAACAGGATATGAATCATGTATGTACAAAGGGATGGTCGAAAGCACAGAACGTCTCCTGATTGATGAGAATGGACTGACGAGGATGGAAGTAGACATGCTCCGGAAGTGCTTTGACGATGAAATAAAAAAGGTCGGAATCGAATCCGACCAATTCGTGGCGCTATACCACTCGCGATAAATGGATTATAGCGCAGGTTACTGAAGAATGGAAGAGCAGGAATGCTCTTTTCAAAGTCCATAAGGACATTAAAGTTACGACATGGGATACATCAGAGAGCGTTATGACCTTTACAACTCTATCGAGATCAGGGAGCACATGGACTGCCGGCACATGGAAGAAGGCGAGCGCTGCGAGAAGCGGAAGCGGACTCCGGAAGAGATGCGGAGGGCCAACCAGAGGCGGAAGGAAGAAAAAGCCCGGAGGCTGATATGGGCGAACTTCGAGCCGGGGGATTATGTGCGGACACTGACATTCAAAAAGGACCGGCGTCCGAAAGACATGAAAGAGGCGCAGGCCATCAAAGCAAAATTCCTCAGACAACTATCAAGAGAATATGGAAAACGATATTACAAGCTCCTGTGGATCGCAAATATCGAATGTACTCCGGGAGGGGCATGGCACATCCACCTGATCTGTAACCGGATCGAGGGAGGCGGGGACATCATCAAGGACCTGTGGCGCCAGTACGGCGGCGTCTATGATCAGGAGCTGGCCGACCTTGACGGAAAGGATATCGGGGCATACATGACAAAGTCTCCGGAGTCGACGGAGGGCGGAGGCCACAAGGTGGTCGAGTCAAAATATTCACACTCCAGGAACCTGACGACACCGGAGCCGAAGAGAACGGAGATCTCCGGATGGAAGATATCAGACAGCCCAAGAATTCCGAAGGGATTCTATCTGGACAAATCTACGTACGTAGAGGGAGTCAACATTGCCGGCTACAGGTTCCGCACATATATCATGCGGCGGATCCAGCCGAGGAAGAGAGACAGGAAGATCTATGAAAGTACACGTATACGTCGCAAGCGCCGACGCAAACCCGCGCCAGAAGGAGCGCTGGATCGGATACATCATCAGGATGGGAGACCATAAGGTCTACGATGCATGGAACATCGACGAGACCTACCACAAGTCGAACCTGATCGCACTGGTCGAGGCACTCGACAGGTTCAATCGTCCGGCCGACATCCTGATCCACATTCAGGATGTGTGGGTAGCGACCATGATCGAGAAGAACGCAGAGACATGGCAGTTCAACGGATGGGAGAATCGAGACCACAAGAAGATCAAGAACTGGGAGTACTGGCAGCGGGCATACAACAAACTGCAGGTACTCAAATTCAAAGGGAAACTGCCCGCATTTGAGGGGCTGACAAAAGAGGAACATGCAGACGTGATGCACTACATCCGCCTCAAACAGGGGCAGGAAGGATAGGAGGTATATATGGCACTATACGGAAAATTCGGAGAATTGGATTCAGCGGACCAGCTGAACGAACTGGCAGGGAACCTGCTCAAAGAGGGAGACAAAGGCAGCATAGGAACGCTGGCCGAGGAAAACGGGATCCCCATTGACTATGTGCAGATGTTCATCGCGGGGGATATTCCGGTGCTCTGTGACATCTCGACGGCGGCGATCGGGAAGATTGAGGTCGAGGCGAAAGAACTGGAGCCGAAGGACATCATGATCGACTGGGTGGACTACATCAAGGCTGTATGCCTTGAAGACGAGGACATGGCCAAAGCGGTGCGCAGGAAAGGAAAGACGCTCAAAGGATGTATCGGAAAGATCCTCGAATGGGCATTTAAGAACCAGCAGCCGGTAGACAAGGACATCATTAAAGCGGCAGGGGTAAAGGCCGGAAAGGTAACTCTCGGAATGCCTGGTCAGGCGAAAGTGAGGGAACTGATCCGCTCATATTACGGAGGCGCAAAATGAGGAAGAAGCAGCTTCTGCAGATTGCGCTCAAAGGGCCATCAGAAGAGATGGTGTGCAAGGCGAAAGAGGACCGATGTATTGAAAGGTCTGTTAATAGACCGAGAGGACGGAAAGGGATATTACGAAGATTATTATGAATCAATCCGGACATACGCCACAAGGCTGTACTTCACTGCGCAGAAAGAGGATGGGATACTGGTCGTCTGTGTCTATACGAGGGGCCGGGTAGCCTCAGGACACGGCCCGCTGATTACGACATTCATGGATATTGAAAATGAGAAATGGATCTCCATAATCGGCGAAAAATGGTCCGAGGCCTATCTGTCGACCATGCTCTGGAATCTCAGGTGTGACAACTGCCTCAAAATGACAGACTGGGGTGTGGCTCAAGACGTGTACAGCGCCGAAGATCTTGACCTGTGCAACAAAGAACTCTGCACGGTCGATGGCACGATCACTGAATCCGTTAAGGCATGGCAGGAATACGTCAGAGGAAAAGAGAACCGCGTGAAATTGCAGAAGCGCATAGATAAGTGGGAAGGTCAAATGGCTCTCATCCCGCCTCTCCCGGAAGGCTTCGAAGAGTGGGTGGATAAAGATGGTACTGGCCAGAGCAATTTCCTTTTCTACCGGAAAAAGGGAAAGAAGACCGAAGTCTACTGCACGCACTGCGGAAAGACCTGGAAGACGGACCAGAAGATGGTACACACCAAAGGAAATCCGGGAGACTGCGGATTTCATCCTGAAAAATTCTTTTGCATGAGGTGCGGTGAGCATCTGCCAGCAAAAGCGTGGGGAAAACAAAAATACCTGCGAACGGATGACGATATTGTTCTTGCGCAGAAGGCGGGCGAATATATCGTCTTTAGAAAATTCCATGTAACTAGGCGCTTCCGGAG